GGCACAGTGAAAACTGGATAACCAAGATGCCAGAAACACAACTAAATTACGTAAAAATTTTAAATAAATTATGATACAAAGGAGCATCATGTGGCAAAAAATGACGATGATAAAAAGAATGAACCATCCCATGAATACGTTAGTTTTGAAGATGCTATGGGAGAAAAGGATTGGGGTTTGATATTCGATGAGAATGGAAAGTTGAAAGGTATGTTTATACCTAAGGACTTAACTGATTCACCTGTTCCACAGAGCATATTACATATCTGTGAAGAGTTTTTTGGAGTGGACTTGGAAGAGGAGAATCTAATTAAACGAACACTTCATTGATAGGAGGACTATGTACGTTCAAGTAAGAAATAATAATGTCGAGAAGGCCTTAAGAGTTCTTAAGAAAAAAATTAAGAAATCAGGATTACTTCAAGAGATTAAAGAAAGGCAATATTACCAGAAGCCTAGTGAAAAGAAAAGACTAGCAAAAAAACGTGGTATTGCTAGAGTAAAAAAGGAACAAAAGATTCGTGAAAGATCAATTTAGATACACTGGTTACAGTTATAGAAATGATGAAAGAGATTACGAAGTGCGAAGACCTTTTGGTCCTAGTGTTTATTTCGGAAAGTTCACTTCTGACGAAATAAAGTTCCTACAGAAACTTTCTCATGATGCAAAAGATAGAAGTCAAAAACTAGGACAACAACTATCTGGTAACATCAGAGGACAATATGATCTACAAAATGTTGGCACACCCGAGGAACAAAAGCAGTTCCATGATATAGTTGGTGTGCATTTAGACAACTACCTTAGAAGCAGTCTAAACGTTTTTAATCTAGATGAGATGCCTGATAAACTACAACACAATATTAAATTTAATCTTAGAGGTTATCCTTGGGTAAACTTTAGTAAGGCAGGCGAGTTTAATCCTATGCACACACACGCAGATAGTATTGTAAGTGCAAGTCTATATGTAGATATTCCAGAAGTTATAAAAGAAGAAAAAGAAAAAGCAAAAGAATATAGCAATCAACCTGCTCCAGGAGACATCGTATTCTTTGGAGGACTGAAAGATAACATATTTGAATCTAGTATGTTTAACCATACGCCTACAACAGGAGATATGATTTTATTTCCAGGTGAAATGAAACACGCAGTTTATCCTTTCAAGAGTGATGTAGAAAGAATTACATTAAGTTTCAACATAGCAGACTTTGGTTGGATACATAAAGAAACATTAGAAAGTAAACCATACAAGATGTGGTGTAATACATATGATTAAAGTTTATTGGACAAGAGCAATAGCACCAGGAAGTGGTGAAAGGCATTTTATTTCGCCTTTACGTTTTCAAGAACCTATATTTCTAAACAAAGACATAGACTATAAAGAATTTTTAGGTCCTGAACTTTTACATTGTCCTGGGATTGTAGAAGAAATGACAAAGACTGTTGTTATTAAAAGTCCTGTGACTGTGGATTTAGAATATGCAGATGATCAGAATCTAAAAATACATAGACAAGATCCAGCATTTGGTCAAATATTCTTTGGACAACCACAAGGCAAGAACGGCATACATCAATTAGGATTTGGTTACATATTTTTTGCTGACAAACCTTTGATGGCTACCAACTTACCAGCATACTATCATGATAACGGATACACAAGAAACGTTGATGCAATCTGTGGTAGTTATGATATAGGCAGATGGTTTCGTCCAGGTGTACGTCCACTTTTTCAAAAGAAGCCAGGCACCAAGAACATAAACATTAATGAAGGTGATGCCCTAATGTATGTCAAGTTTAATACTGAGGAAAAAATAGAATTAGTTGAGTTTGATGCACATGAATTAGATCAATTAGGATTTCATAGTCCTATAAATGCTTGTATTACATTAAAAAATCAACTTCCTCCTACACCGTTGAACAAGGCGTATGAGTATTTCGACAATGCAAGAATGAGACAAAAGGTACTTAAAATTATTAAACGGAATGTTATATGAAATTTTGGAAAAACAAAAAAGATGATTTTTTTAGATGGGTAAAAGGAACTGAACTAGTAGAACTAGATGATATTGATGTATCAGAAGATCCAGTAAGACCAGAATTAACATTAGGTTGGAGAATCACAAATGGTCGTAAGATATATGGTTTAAAATTTGAAGATGATATAGAAGGTATTATTTGTATTGCATATACAAATGAAGTTCCGCATAGTGTAAAGGAACTAGACATGATGAGCGAATTAATACATATGAAAAAAGAAAAGCCTACCATTGCTATTGCATATACAGTTTGGTCACGTAAACGTGGAGCAGGCAGAGAGATTATACAAAAAGTTTTGGATCATGCAAAAGAGCAAGGTATTGAAAGAGTCGTTACATTGTCTCCACTTACTCCAATGGCAACTCATTTCCATATCAAGAATGGAGCAAAGCAAATTAGAATCAACGATACAACACAGAATTTTGAATATGAACTTTGAAGTAGAAGATTTTAGAAAAAGACCAGAACCTGAAGACATTGGTAAATGGCCATTATGGATTGTACCTGTAAGATTTGTAGGTGCATACCTTTTTAAATTGGTATTACTTTTAATATTTTTACCTGTATTCTTTTTTGGATATCTTCCGACTTTGGAGGTATTTTTTCTTTACTTTCTGATATATGATATGTTAGAATATAACAACGTGAAAAGAAGGATAGAAGATGGCCAGTAATTATGATAACAAATGTACAATCACCTGTACTGACAATGATAATGTTGCAGTAGCAGAAGTTGATAGGTTTGAAGAAAAGAAATTTTTAGATGTATTTTTAGCACAAAACAAAATACATATGGATTGGAATGGAAAGGTTTATGTTGGAAATAAACTTGGTATGGAGTTTACTACACCAGGACCTGAGATATTCGAAGTTAATTTAGGAAGAGGAAGATAATGCCCAATTTAGTACCGATAGTTGTTGAGAAAGAACAAAGAGGTGAACGCAGTTACGATATTTACAGTAGACTATTAAAAGATAGAATTGTAATGTTAGATACCGCTGTCACAGAACAAAGTGCAAGTTTAGTCGTTGCACAAATGCTTTTCTTGGAATCAGAGAATCCAAATAAGCCAATTAATTTTTATATTAATAGTCCAGGTGGACTAGTTACTGCTGGTATGGCAATCTATGATACAATGCAGTTTATCAAGTCGCCAGTACACACAACAGTAATGGGACAAGCCTGTTCAATGGGTAGTTTCCTTGCAATGGCAGGAGAACCAGGACAAAGAAGATTACTGCCAAATGCTAGACACATGATCCATCAACCTTTAGGTGGTACGTCAGGACAAGCAAGTGATGTTGAAATACAATACAAAGAACTTGCACGTTGGAAGAAAGTATTAACAGAAATATATGCTACTCACACAGGAAAAGATCTTGAAACATTAGAAAAAGATATGGACAGAGATAACTTTATGACACCTGACGAAGCAGTCGAATACGGATTGGCAGATGAGGTAGTAGCAAAACGTGTCAAAAAATAATCCCAGCAACAAGTTTAGTCATCATACATTTAGTTTGTTTGATGCAGAGTTCAATGACCCTGCTTCACACTTATGCATGATCAAAGACTATGAACGTTGCCAGGGATTCTTTACACAATTACAAGCACATTGTAAAGATAAGATTGTTATAGACTTTGGTGCTGGCACAGGCATACTAGGTTTATATGCAGGAGTACAGGGTGCAAAGGAAGTTTGGTTTATAGAAAATCAACTTAACCTACATGAAATCATACACGACCTTGCAAAGAAAAACAATCTAAAAAAATATCATGTTGTAGGTGACTTTACACAAATACCAAAAGACTTAGATGTAGGCGTAATAGTCAGTGAAACGTTAGGTGACACAGGCATAGAAAGAAACTACACTTATCTCTACAGTCAACTTATTGCAAGATACCCAAATGCTATTTGTATTCCTGATGCACTTGATATCTATTACAGTGGTTGTTATGTAAAAGAAGTTGATATTGAAAACGAATATTTAAAAAACTTTCCTGTAAATTTAGAAAGCAAATACCTATATCCTTTTCCAGGTATGCGTCCTACAAGATTAGAAGATACTGAAGTAAAAGATAATTTACTATTTGAATTTAACCTAAGAAGATATCCTACAGGCAGAGACATACGTAAGATAGTAGAATTAAAGAAAGATCCTAAGGATAACTTTTTAAGTTTTTATTGGAAAGCAAAATGCAATGGTGAAGTGTTTGCTACAAACACTCCTGCAAGGTCAAAGGATAACTTTAATCACTGGCAACAATTAGGACTTAAGATGCCAAATGATAAAACACTTGGAGTAAGAGTAGATCACTTGCAAGGACCATTTGTTTTATGTGGCAACCCTCATCCTGACTTTATTAACAATCCTGATAAGTTTGATAATCAAAACTTTGAACCTATGGAGTTTAAATTCAACGATGAGAAACCAAAGGAATCAGGATTTATACATTGGACAACCTAAGCACATTATCAGTTACTACGTTTGATGATATAAGCAAGTATCACGACTATCTCATATCCAACGATACACACAAACAAAACTATGACGGTGAAGACTATGAATGTGGACCATTTGCAAACAGTGATGAATGGCACTTCAGTTTAGGTGAAGATTGGAAATACCATATAAACAAATATTGTTTTAGAGACACATTTATTCCCACAAATAATATTTGGGCATTCGGTGACAGTTGTACCTTTGGTGTTGGAGTAGACGTTCCTTGGCCAAAGATGCTAGGAGCAAACAACATGGGCATGATCGGAACTAGTGTAGATACTATCGCAAGGATGTTCAGCAGTATTCAAAATTTACAACCTATGACTAACAAAACATTTATATTTTTTCTTCCAGATCATAGTAGATTTTGTTGGCCAGACAGAGACAGACAGCCTACAATGATCTTAAATGACACTAAAGATCCTAGATTGCCTATGTATGTAAACAACTATCATAGTGATTTAGAAGACTTAAGAGCCATTAATTATTTAAATTGGATCTACGATAACTCAAAAAACAATATCCTAAAAGTATGTAGTTGGAGTGAAACTACTCAAAATTTATGTAGACAAACACTGCCTAAAGAGTGTATAATAGATGTTGACTTTAAAAGTTTAGAACTTGATTATGGTAGAGATAAAAGACACCCGGGTATTCAAACCCATAAAAAACTGTATGAAACGTTTAAGGAGTTGATATGACAAAGATGACACAAGAAGAATATGATGCTGAATTAAAAAAGCAACAACAGGATCCAAGGCACAACCAATGGGGTTACTTTGGTAGTCCTAAAGAACAAATTGCACGTATGAAAGGCATACCTACGAAAGAAGCATTGTTAGAAATGCTACGGGAAGGTGTGTATGTTGTAACTTTCAAAAAACTAAATGGTGATGAAAGAATAATGACGTGTACAAAAAGTTTTGATGTTATTCCTAAAGAGAATCAACCTAAGACAAATACAGAAACCAAACCAGAAAATATAACGGTATGGGATTTAAAAGCACAAGGTTGGCGTTCTTTTGTTTATGACCGCGTGAGCAAGGTTGAAGAGGCTGGAGTGGCTCAACGGTAGAGCAACTGATTTGTAATCAGTAGGTTGGGGGTTCGATTCCCTCCTCCAGCACCACTGGTCCCGTAGTTTAAAGGTAAAACACCCGGTTTATATTCGGCATAGTCTCCAGATTAGAGAGCGATCCAGGTTCGAATCCTGGCGGGACCACCAAACATAAAGATATATAGTAATATGCAGACACTACAACAAGATACAACTTTCAGAACTCAACATTTTCATATATTCCCTACAATAACAGGAATGTATGACCTAGCACAATATAATCCAGCAGAGATGACGCAGGTGATTATGAAGATGCAGAACGAACATGAAGAGTTTATCTTAGATGAATTTCCAAATCTTAAAAAAGCAATAGATGAATGTATTTTGTTTTACTGTCAGGAAACAGGATTAAAACTTGCTGAGGTCACTAGTTACCATGTGACTAACCTAGGTGTTGGTGATAAGGTTGAAATGGCATCTTATGATGATAGTTTTTTAACAGTTCAATATTATCCAATATTTGATGAAGGCAGTGCAGACCTTTGGGTACAAAGTCCTTTCAATGTACCAAGAGACCACGTTGAAAAAACAACTTTGGCAACTGCTCCGTCCGAAAAATTTGTACTAGGTCCTGGTAGATGTATCATTTATCCTAGTTCGATAAAACACTTTACCGAAGAAAATCCTACAGAAAATAGAGTTTGCATAACTTTCAAAACCAAACGTAAGTAAATGAAATCAAGTTTCAGAAAATATTTGATAAGATTTTTCAAGGAAGATTGGAAGAAAAACAAAACAAGATTGGTTCTTGAAATCATAGGATTAGTTTTAGGTATTGGTGCAACCACTGTGATGGCAGTGACTATGCCAACACCAAATCTACTATTAGCATATTCTATGTGGGAAGTCAGTGCATTGTGTCTAATATATGGTGCCATCAGCAGAGGTAGTGTTGGCTTAACACTACTATACGGTCTATATTTTATAATTGATGGGATAGGATTGTTACGTTACCTTGCCATTTTGCCTTAATTGGCGAACAAGTACTTGACTTTATTGCATTTTTATAGTATTATGTACTTTGTAATGATGAAAAAATATATCATTAGTTTAGTGAAATTGTTAACATTAAAGGAGACGTCAATGGCGAAAGCAACAATTCAAGAGAGAGTTTTAAACTCTTTAGCAAACGGTAGTAAATTAACAACTGCTGACATCAAAAACAAATTTGGTGCGGGTAACCCACAAGCAGTTGTACAGGCATTAAGATTTGCAGGTTATCCTGTATTCTTAAACACTAGAAAAAATTCTAGAGGTACAGCCGTAAGCAGATATGTAATGGGTACTAAGGCTTCAAGACAAGTCATCGGTGCTGGTTACAAAGCATTAGCAAAAGGTTTGCTAGACAACTAAAAAATAACTTCTGACGTTATTTTAAAAAAGGTCGCTTAGGCGGCCTTTTTTTTTGATTGACAAAAACCAATAAAGACAGTAATATAATAAAGACTGCTCGTAGTTCAGTTGGATAGAACATTGGTTTGCGGAACCAAAGGTCGGAGGTTCGAATCCTCCCGAGCAGGCCAAAAACAAAGAATAATTAATTAGTGTAAGAGGTATTATGGACACTAACGAAATTACTCATTGGTTGCGTTCTAACGTAGATTGGAACAGATTTTGTACACTAGTCAATAACATAGGTACAGAACTAAATGAACGCAAACTTAGATTTGATAAAAGCGATTTATTTGAAAAGTCTCTTGAAAAATTTAGCAATGGTTTAATGAGATACGTAAACCAAGAAGGTGTAGATCATATATTACCTGACGGCACCACAGTTGAAATGAAGTACACCCAAGATAGTTTATTCACTACCAAGACACAAAAACAAAAAGAATATGTTGCTGATTTACAATTAATGAATAGTAGGGGAGGCAGTGAAGGAAGAACTTTACCAGAGACCTATGCACAATATCTATTGATATGTGATAATAATGCAATAGCAGTGGCTCCAACAGAAATGTTATTACCATATTTGGAAAATGCCGGAGATGGTATCAAAACCAAAAAATTACCAATTAGTGTGATCCAATATGTTGCAACACCAAAAGAAATCAAAATTAATTCCGTAAATGCACCTTCTTATAAGGAAGCCAAGTATCAAATGCAACAGGATTTTTTGAATAATTTTTGAAAAAAAAGGTTGACAAATTGTATATAATTTGCTATATTAATATTATTAATTAGGCATAAATGAGGCACAAATGAGAACACAACCGCAAGTAGTTATAGAAAAATTAGAAGCAGACAATTCCCGTCTTGCAAAAGAATCAATATTATTAGACGCAATGAACGAAGGACTAGATGAGTTCTTTGAAGGTGTTAGAATGGCACTTGATCCATTATACACATTTGGCGTAAAGCAAGTTCCAACAAAAGACACAGTGATATCAGCACAAGGTTGCGAGTGGAAAATATTTTTAGAACTTGCAGATAAACTTAACAAAAGAGAATTAACTGGTCATGCGGCCAGAGATGCAATTAACCTTGTAATGAGTTCAGCGACAGCAGAACAATGGAATGGTTTTTATAGACGTATCCTTATAAAGGATTTACGTTGTGGTGTTAGTGAAAAGACTGTAAACAATGTAGCAAAGAAAAACGGATTTGACAAATACATGGTTCCTGTGTTTACTTGTCAACTTGCACATGATTCAGCAAAACACGAAAAGAAAATTACAGGCAATAAAATGCTTGAAGTAAAACTAGATGGAGTTCGTGTTATTACAATCATACAAGGTGATAAGGTTGAGATGTTTTCACGTAATGGAAAACAGTTTCATAACTTTGGACACATCTGTGATGAGATAGCAGAAGTTGTTAAAAAGTCTCCACCACCATTTGATTTGGTTTTGGATGGAGAAGTTATGAGTGATAACTTTCAGGACTTAATGAAACAAGTACACAGAAAGGACAATGTGAATGCCAAAGATGCAGTATTACATCTATTCGATTTTGTTCCTTTGGACAAGTTTTTGGCAGGTGGATATGATAAGCCACAGTCTTTTAGAACTGAAGCATTGAAGTTTTGGTATGATGCTAATAAAGACGCCTTAGAGCACGTACAAGTGCTGGATCACGAAATTGTGAACTTAGACACGCCAGAAGGGCAAAAGACGTACACAGACGTAAATAAAGCGGCTGTAGACGGTGGATATGAAGGGATCATGATCAAAGATCTTGATGCACCGTATGAATGTAAGAGATCTACATCTTGGCTAAAACTAAAACCATTTATAGAAGTAACACTCAAAGTAGTTGCTGTCGAAGAAGGCACAGGACGTAACGAAGGACGATTAGGTGCCTTAATTTTACAAGGAGAAGATGATGGATACAATTATAGCCTTAACTGTGGGAGCGGCCTCTCTGACTCTCAACGCGATAAGTTCTGGACTGAACGTGATACTCTCATTGGTCAGTTAGTAGAGATAAGAGCAGACGCAAGAACAAAATCACAAGATAGTGATACTTACAGTTTAAGATTTCCAAGATTCAAAACATTTAGAGGTTTTGATAAAAGCGAGAAACTATAAAGGAGGTAATACGCCAATGAAGATTTTCGCAATAATAGTAACACTGGCATTTATGATGATTAGTACATCGGTAAATGCAGATCCAGTCAGTAAAGTACAAAACTGGTTGATCGAAGAAAAAAATAGTATTGTTGAATATCAGAAGAAAAGTTGGACAGATGCTAAAGATCAATTTGCAAGAAATAAAACGCAGATTAGTAATTTCTTTAGTAAGTTCAAATCTGAAAAGAGCAATTAAAATTATAGGTTGAAGCCATTTTTTGTTGACTTTTAAATTTTTTGCTATATAATAACATTAATCATATAGCATAGAAGGAGACACAAGGATGGCTTTGACTGCCTTAAAAGGTAAAAGTCTACGTAGGAAAAAACCTAGAAGAGTCGCTAGTAAACTAAACGGCCCCAATTACGAAAACGCAGATAAGTTAAAAGGAGAAGCATATGGAAAATTTGTTTCCTATGCATTTGACTTCTATAGGCTAGAACATAAGAACTCAGATTATAAAAAATGGGTAATTGAATACTACACAAAACATGATAAAAAGAAACTTCCTTGGTTGAAAAAGTGTCCTGAGAATCGTTACGGTTCTACTATCGGAGCACTTTGTAAGATTTCATTATCGGGAGTACCAGACTACTGCGAGGAATACAATAAGCATTGGGAGGCACTTCCTGGCACAATGGGATCGACTAAACCTTTGAGCCAAAGTATAAATAGGTTTGCGACTGAACTAATAGAACAGAGTATGAAGATAGCACAAGAGAAAGAAAAAGAAGAAGCACCTAAAAAGGTTATTAAAGAAAAAATTAATATTCAACAAAGAATATTTGCCCAAGCCGCCATCATGTTTGAACCAATAGACATTTGGGTGGACAAGTGGTATGACGAACAGGAAAAGTTTAATCCTAAAGGTTATGACTTCGGAAAACATTTACGAAACGTAAATTGCACACAGGCTCATGCAAGGAAAATAAGAGAATGGTTAGATCCAGAACTGTTAGAATTACAGGCCGCAAGTAGTCCACCTTCCAAGGCTGATCGTGATAAGATGAACGAACATGACAAAGATGATGCTGAACAATTAATAGAAGCATACAGTTGTTACACAAAGAAAGCATTAGAGAAAAAAGTACTTGCCCTACAAAATATATTAGGTGCTTGTAATGTAATCATTGAAACAGCCAAAGCAAATAGAAAACCACGTAAACGTTTTCGTAGCAAAGAAAAAATGGTTGCTAAGATGAAGTTTGCACAGAATAACGATAAGTTTGCATTGGCTAGTATTAATCCGCAAGAGATAATAAATGCTAGTGAACTATGGGTATTCAACTTTAAAACACGCAAAATAGGCAGATATGTTGCTAAAACCATAGATCCTTTGCATCAAGGACGCGAAGGCAGTGGATTAAGTGTCAAAGGAACTACAATTAGAGATTACAATGAAGAACTATCTGTGCAGAAAACACTACGTAAACCAGAGGAAAAACTAAAAGAATTTAAGGAATCAGGACCACGTAAAATCAAGACTTTCCTAGACGAAATCAATGCAGTAGACATCAAATTAAACGGTCGTATTAATCCTGATACTATTTTACTAAAAGCAATACTCTAAACTCTTTGGATAAATATTAATATGAGCAACTATAATGACATAGATTCAGGTCAAATTAACGAGATCAAAAAAGGGTTACAATCCATAGGTGAAGCCATTGAAACAGTGGCTAATCGTGTAGTTCCTGATAAGGAAGTGACTGACAAAAGTATCAGTGGTAATAAAATACAAGGTGGAAAGATTACCTTATTTAAAAGCACAGGTATAGAAGATCTCGCTGGCAAAAAAGCACTAGTGGTTGACAATGATGGCATTCTTGTAGACAATATTAAAACAAGCACGATATCAGGTGGAGCAAAGGTTCAAGGCGATTTAACAGTCGACGGTGAACTTACAACACAAAAGTTACACGTTAATGAACTTACTGCTGACGTAAGAAACGAAAGAACAAGTTCACTTACGTTTAATTCAGAAAGTGGTGACACACCATTTGGTAAAGGATTGCAATGGCAGACTGCTGATCAAACAAAACAATTTATTTTACAAGATAAAGGGTTATGGTCAAGTGAGTCGATTGATATTTCCAGAGATAAGAGTTTTTCCATAGATAAGGTTAATGTCCTATCATCAGATACACTAGGTGAAACAATTCTAAAATCAAGTCTTACATCAGTAGGTACACTTACAGATTTAAAAACTACTGGTAGCCTTGAAGTAGATGAGTTTATATTCTATGATGCAAACCACAGTAGACTTGGTATTGGTACTGAAGGACCAAATGGTCAGTTAAGTATCGGTAGCATTGACAGTGAATTTATTGTAGATCCAGGTGTTAGAAAAGTAACAGTTGGAACTTACACTACAAGTGACTTAGAAATAATCACAGACAACACTGCAAGATTAACTGTTGAAAACAATGGCAACATAGTGCTCGGAACCAAAGGTAATTCTAATCCTAAAATTAGTTTACATGGAAAAGTTGGTGTTAATATAGCAACACCAGGTGATGACGCAGACCTAAGTGTTTCAGGACCGATCAAATTTATGAACAAAGTTTTTGCAGTAGGTGATGCACCACCTATCACAGGCTTATGGCAAGTAGGTGATATTGTGTGGCATTCGAATCCAGCAGATGGCGGTCATGTTGGATGGGTTTGTATAAGAAGCGGTTCTCCAGGTTCTTGGTCCCTTTTTGGCCGCATAGAGAAATAAAATGAAATTGTCGAAGCAAGTCCGGTTTTGGAACTGGGCAGGTAAAGTACTCCCAATGGTAGCATTGATGACTCTTTGCATGGTGCTTGTATTTGACATGACATCGGTCAAGGAAGTTGTAATAAGTTCTATTGCGGTTGTGTTTGGTGCTATTGCATTTACTTGGTGGTGGTGGGTAATGGGTGCAGTCAAGGCTTTAACAGAGTTACTGACAAATGCACAAACAAGATTTACTGAAGTAATTGGTGAAATAAAAGATTTGAGAAAGGATATTAATGACAGAAATAAGAAAAAGTAGTATTGCATTATTACTTTTTATTACAGCCTGTTCTAATACTCCTAATGTTCCTACCGACGTTACTAAACCAGATACTGACACAAAAGATAAAAAAGAAACCACAATAAATCAAAATGGTCCTACGGACTTTCAAGGCATTGCTGACATACTAGGATGTATGTTTGCTCCTCATACTTGCGAATCTAATTAATCTGTTGGATTAAAAACTTCCTGGGCAGTTAAACCTATTGAGCCTTTACTGGTGTTGACAATAACACTTCCAGTTCCTGCTATCAATTTATAGTAAACTTCCTCACCATATGTTGCCGTAGTTGTGTTTCCTATTTTATTGAATACTGTACAATATTCATCATATGATGCACCTGTTGTTTCATGCGGTATTTGTATTTTATCTATCGTACTCCAAGAACCACCAGCAGTTACCTTTGTTTGCAGTTCAACGTATGCTTCTGTTGTTCCTTTTTTAACTGGTACACTATAATAAATTTCTATGTTTTGTTCACCAGTTGATGTAAAGTTTACTGTGATATCATTTGGTCCTGGAGATTGAATAATATTTCCTGCACTTATAGTGGTGTCAGTATTAGCACCAATCCCTGGGTAACTCTTTTGGTATGCTCTTTGCATTGTACTATTAGCCAATGAAGCATATACGGTAGTTGTACCACTGTTGTTTTTGTATATTTCATATTCAAACTTATCAGTTTGATTTGAATTTCCTTTAGGTGGATTACCATACGGTGTTCTCCATACAACGTTTGCCGCCGCGCCACCTATCTTGAATCCAGGCACTCTTGGATTGGTACCTTGTTGTAGGTGTATAGTAATTGTTTTAATCTCATTGTTGTTCAATGATAAGTTTGTAATGTTTGCATTTATTCCGCCGCCTGGTGTAGTCCAGAATACTTCATCTCCAAATGCACTAGTAACATCAATATCATAATCTCCACTATTGATGTTGTTTGATAATATTTTTCTTGTAATACCGTTTGTGGTTAATTCATTTGCAACCAGTATGTTATTATTAGCATCACTGCTGATCAATAAATTAGAGCCATTATAAAATTCAAACACACCTTTTGTTGCATCTGCACTATCTAATTTAAATTGTAATTTTGCACGTTCAACAAAGTCACCCGCGGAATAAGCCAACGCCCTAATGTTTGCAATCTCATCTCCTGGACTTGCATTGGTAAATGTTATACCACTATTACCTCTGCCTTTGTAAAAATCTAAATTGTTACCTTGTGAGTTAGTACCAAATGATCCTATGTTAATACCTGACCCTGCACCATACCCTACACCGGAAATACTCAATGATCCATATGGGTTATTATTTGTTGAGAAAGTTGCAGTGGTTCCTGATTGAAACTTTTGACCCCATTTAACATATCCTATATTAGCAAGTGGTGTGGTATTCGATCCTTGTTGTCCATATAACCATATACCCTTATCAACACTGTTGCTTGGACTTATCTCAATGTCATCTATATTAATTTTGTTTGCTACTGAATCCACAATGGTAGAACTATCATCACCAAATAAAGAACCTTTAAAGTCACCATAGTATTCTACTGCTGAAACATTACCAGTTACTGTTATACCAGTTGCAGTTGTTTCTAATTTAGGATTGTTGTTGAAATATACAGTTTGTCCTGCGCCGGCATTGGTTGCTATGCTTGTTTTTGTACCACTAGCATTTTGAAAATATGTTGTACCTGAACGTACAAATAAACTTCCTGTTCCTACATCATCTATATAACTGTTATTACTATCATGATAAATTTCCAAGTCAGGACCTGCACCTAACTTGATTTTATCATTATCTCTCATACTCAAGTGTCCTTCAACACTTGGTGATAAAATCTTTCCATTAGCACCATCAATGATTACAGTTGAATCATCTGCACTAACAGATCCTCTAAGGTCACCTACAAATATGTTTGAACTAATAGAGTTAAATCCTGTACCAACACCACTATTGATATTTGCAGTACCATCTGAAAGTGTGCCTACTTCTAAATTACCTGTAACTGCACCTGCTCCGTTTACAGTCAACGCAGTCGTTATGACACTTGAATTTAAAACAGGGCCTACTAATTTACTATTAACCGCATCTATTAATAAACTTGAATCGTCTCCAAACACTGATCCTGTAAAGTCACCATCTAATGTTCCTATGAAGTGACCGTGAAATTCTGTAGAGTAAATATCTCTAAATGGTGCACTCGTACTTCCAATATCAAATGTGTTTCCACTTGCAGGTAATACATTTCTAACTGTAATATTTCCACCTGCACTGTTTGTTGTAAGCACAGGATTTGAAGTTACACCATATAGTTCATAAGTTAATTTTAAATCTAAATTTATAGTACCACCATTGCCTGACCAAGTATATGTAATTCTATATTTCTGTCCTGTTGCGGTTGTTTCACTGTAATTTGCTGATACTTGATAAGGAACGTCAACTGTGTTTCCACTTTCAGTTGCTAATGTTGTATATGTGCCTGGAGATCCTGGAACTTCTCTTTCAACAGTAACACTCATTGATGCACCGTTTTTGATTACGTATCCTGCACTATAAGAAAATAAACCTGTTCCTGCCTGTGTGACTATTTCATATTGTTGTGATGCCGCAGATGATGTAACTGCCCTTACACTTGGTACTAAATTAATTGGATTGTCTATTGTACCCGATCCTTGAAGGTTAGCAGGAATAGTTGCAAATCCATCTGATCCTGCACTAGTTATATCACCTATTTCTACGTCTTCTATAAAAAGTTTTTCGGTTGTGATGCTACCACGTTTTGCTACTGAATGTAATGAGTCAACTTCTGCTACTGCAAAACTGCTAATCTGTAAACTATTAGCACCTAGTCTAGTAAGTTGTATTCCACCTGCTTGTGAAAGTGCTATTGTTGATGTATTAGTGTTTACATCTGTTAGATTAATGTTTGTTGTTCCTAGTGGTACATCAAGATCATATTGTACGTCAATTGTGAAAGTATCTGTGCTTACGTTACCGCCTGTCCATTTGACACCTTGTCCTCTTTTTACATGAAGACTATCCGTGACTGCATCTGCTTCTATGTTATATTCAACAGTATTACCATCAGCAGAGTATAATTTTATAAATCTAAAAAAGTCGTGTATTGCGGTCATGTTTCGTATTTTTCCTAACTTACTACTGTATTTATTAAATACTGTATGCTCATTATAGGTAACGGAGAAAGCCGAAAAGGCTTTGAAATACAAAAATTTAACTGTCTTACGATAGGTTGTAATGCTATTATACGTGAAACTAGAGTACATAATGTGGTCTGTTGTGATAAACGTATGGTACTTGAAGCAAGTCGTAAGATGATCAATAACAAGACAGCGATCTGGACCAGACACGATTGGATGTCACAGTTTCCAAAAATGCATAATTTAAATGCTATTCCTAGCCTATGGTATGAGGGTGGTTTAAAACAAGATAATCACTTCCATTGGGGAAGTGGACCATATGCAGTGTACGTAGGGTGCAAATTACCTGGAAGATCAAACGAAGTAATACACATGATAGGATTTGATCTATATCCTACTGAAGATGGAAAAATTAATAACATATACAAGGGCACGTTTAATTATGAGGAAGAAGATTCAAATGGTGTCAATCCTAGTTTCTGGATTTATCAAATAGGTAAAGTAATGGAACGTTTTGAAGATAGGGAATTTAGAGTGTACAACCATGCTGATTGGAAAATGCCACAAAATTGGAAAGCATTAGATAATGTACATTTTTGTCCGTTAGGTGATAATCCTAAACAAATTGAAAGTTTATACGGTATCATTAAATGAAAAAAGAAAACTTTGCAATATTTCCTACACTGGTGTCTGCGTTTGACCTAAAGGGCCACAGTCAAGAACAAACTTGTATTGATATCATAGAACAACATAATAACCTAACTGACCATGCATTAATAAAAGGTGGCAAGAGTAGTTTTGTTGTAGGTGATGAACAATTCTTATTTGATAAAAGACTAGAAAAATTAAGATGGGATATCCAAGGGTGTATTGATAGTTACTGTGACGATGCAGGACTAGAACCAAGTTTATTAAGTACCAGTTGGTTTAATGTAATGGGCGAAGGTTCAAATGTTGAAAGACATAGACATGAAGGCAGTGTTGTTAGTGGAGCATATTATCCATTAGTAGAAGATGAAAGTTGTCCATTAATTTTTGAGAGTCCTTTACGTCAGGTTAGAATGTGTGATGTATTTGATAAACAAAATGAATTCAGCAGTTATTATGTAAGCATGAAACCAAAAAATGGTTTGCTATTAATTTTCCCTAGTTGGTTAGAACACAGAACCGATCCAAATGCTAGTGGAAAAAGGATTACAGTAAGTTTTAACACTATACGAAAAAATCTTGTACCGCACATTATTGCACAACAGAAACATTATGGTAAATTTCCTGTTGACAATCAGCCAAGAGTATAGTATATTAATAATATGAGGACTTATAAACGTCGACCCTCTTTAAATACTCCGCCGTTGTTTATAGGAGAAAAACATGAGTAAACATTATAGTACAAAACATTATGGACACAACATTGGGTTGAGTGCAGTCTTTAGACAACCAAATGCAGATCATTCACACTGTCATCTGCTACATGGATACAGTCTTGCATTTACATTTACTTTTGGTTGTGACAAATTAGACAACAAAAATTGGGCAGTAGACTTTGGTGGATTGAAACCATTAAAGGCATGGCTTGAAGATAACTTCGATCACAAATTGTGTTTAGATAATGCAGATCCAATGATTGATGAATTTAAAAGACTAGAAGAATTAGATCTTGCAGAACTAAGATACTTTGATGGTGTTGGTGCAGAAAAGTTTGCCGAACACGCCTTTAACTTTGCAGACAAATTAATTAGAGAAAAAACAGATAATCGTTGTTATGTTGTCAAGGTAGAGTGTGCAGAACACGGCGCCAACTCGGCAATTTATTCTAAAGAATAGGAAATCCAAATGCAAAATTGGATCATATGTCTCAAGCATGGAGACAAATATAGTTCCGAATATGTAAACAAATTACATAACATGGTACGTAGAAATTGTACCCTGCCTTTTAAATTTGGTTGCTATACTGAAAAACCGGAAGGCATTGATCCAAGCATTGAAATATTTCCATTACCAGATATAGGAATGATATCCGGCTGGTGGTACAAACCATATTTCTTTAATCCAAACATTCCAACACAAGGAAGAGTCTTATACTTTGATTTAGATGTTATTGTGTTTAAAAATATTGACCAACTTTTTACTTGGGAACCAAATCAATTTTGTATCATTAGAGATTTCAATAGACACATTAGAGATGATTGGAAAAGAATGAATTCAAGTGTGTTTAGATTATCTACAGGACAACATCAATACGTTTGGGATAACTTTATAAGACAACCCGAAATAAATTCAAAAAAGATGCACGGAGATCAAGATTGGATATTTGCACATATTAAAAATGATTATAAATTTTGGCCAGATGAATGGATTCAAAGTTATAAATGGGAAATGAGAGGCAAGCCTACAATGGCAAGGGTAAATGGAGTAAGAAATTTTAGCCACCCAGGGATTCCAGAAATCAAACCAGAAACAAGTGTAGCAGTATTTCATGGAGAGCCTTACCCACATAATTGTATTGATCCTTGGTGTAAGGAAAACTGGTATTGACATTAACCATTTTATTTGTTATAATAAAGCAAATATGGAAAAGAAGTTTACCGATTTTGAAATAGAAGAAAAAACATCTGGCGGTGCAGTTTACGAAGCAGGTGTTAGAGAAAGTAAAAGAAGTAAAGCAGTTAGACAAATAGCACAACCACTTATGGACAAGTACTGGAAACAAGATGTTACAAATTTACATAGGATTTATAGAGTTGCTGAATACCTATTACAAAGGAGCAAAAGACATAAATGATTAAACGCATAGGCTTTGCCTGTAAATTTATGCACTCGGATCAAACTCTCAAGAAAAAATTACTTGAGGAAATTGAACGTCCTTTATTAAGCAGATGTACAACCGTTGCATGGTTGAATAGGCAAACTAAAGAAGATGCTGAACAAAGACTTTGGGACTTAATGGTTCACAACATAAAGGCATTTGAAAACCTTATTCAGTATGTTGGGGGACTATCAGATGAATTACATATGGTGAGACTTGGTAGTGATGTACTTCCTGTCTACACTGAACCTACTTGGTCATATTTTTGGAAGAAGCCTGATGTAAGAGAATATTGTGAAAAGCATTTTGCAAGGGTTGGCGAACTTGCAAGAAAATTAGATGTTAGATTGTCAATGCACCCTGGACAATTCACGGTGTTGGCTTCGGATAATCCAAATATAGTAAATAGAAGCATAGAGGAGTTTGAATATCATGTTGACGTTGCAAGGTGGATGGGATACGGTAGACAATACCAAGACTTTAAGATCAATGTACACATCGCAGGCCGCAAAGGTCCAGCCGGTATCATCGACGCATACCCAAGACTATCTCCGGAGGCGAGAAACACGATTACGATTGAGAACGACGAAATGTCGTGGGGCATTGAAGCAAGTCTTGAACTGCGAGACAAACTTGCCCTCGTTCTTGACATACACCACCACTGGGTTAAAACTGGTGAATATATACAACCAACCGACGATAGATTTTTACGCATAGTAGATAGTTGGCGTGGTGTAAGACCTGTAATACACTATTCTGTATCACGTGAAGATTTGCTAGTAGGACACGATGTAAAAACACTGCCTAACATGGATGAATTGCTTGAACAAGGCTTTAAGAAGGCAAAACTACGTGCCCACAGTGATTATATGTGGAATGACGCTGTCAATGATTGGGCTCTATCCTTTAGGGATTCTGCAGATATTATGGTAGAAAGCAAGGCTAAGAACCTTGCAAGTATTAAATTATTAGACCATAATTCACGATAAATAATACTGATGAATAACAATGATTTAAGAGAGTATATGAATCTCTTCGAAAAAAAGTTGGAGGAAGTTACTCTGATGAAACTGCCTTATGGCACAGGAGATCTTGCTCCAGTGTTGTCTAAAGACAATGTTGAATATCATTATAATATTTTATCAAAAGGTTATGTAGACAGATACAATAACAAAGAAGGTGATCCTAATTTTAATTATGGTGGAGCCATGTTGCATAATCTATGGTGGACCCAATTACAAAAACCAAGCGGAACAAATACACCAACAGGACCTATTAAAGAATTTATTAATGACAACTTTGAAAATTATAATAGTTTCAAAGACGAAGTGTTATTAACGGCTATGAAGTTACAAGGTTCGGGTTGGGTGTATCTTTCAAAGAGTGGTCAAGTAAAGACTACACCTAACCAAACTTACAAATCAGATATATTGATGCCAATTGATATGTGGGAACATTCTTTCTCAGATTACACGAAAGAAGGTAAAGAATGTAAAAAGAAATACATTCAAAACATGATGCGTATTATCAATTGGGACGTTATCAATCAAAGATTAGCATAATTAAAAGCAAACGGAGAATATAAATGTTTAATTGGATAAACAAAATTTTTGGTTCAGCACCTAAAAAGGCAAAGAAATTAAAACCTTTAGTGTTGATCCCTAAAAAGGCTGACCTAAGTAAGATGACTAAAAAGGCTTTAGAAGATCTAGGCAGAAAACATAAGATAGAATTGGATAGAAGATTAACCAAAGATAAATTGGTTAACCAACTATACAAGCATCTTAAAAGTTTAAACAAATAGGAGTATATGACATGATAAGCACAATTAAAAGTTGGGCAAACAAACGTTTCAAAGAAAGAACATCTTGGGACGGAGCCTTCTTAATCGCAGTTGGCGTTATTGTTTTAATCGCAGGACCATTGGCAAAGATTGCCGCCTACGGTGCAATAGCCTACGGCGCTTGGACTATTTGGAAGTCTGAATAATTATAAAGTATCTATAGTTACTAGGGTGTCGATTGTAGAATCTAGTGTTTTACGTCTTTCGACACCCTTTTTTTGAGCAAATCTTTTAGGATCACAACTAGGACACACATGGTAATAGGCGTTATCTAGACGTTTAGGATCAACTTTACCTTTGTCTCTTTTAAATTCTTCTTTACAATCATCACATTGGAACACGACAATGGTACGCATACGTTTATAGGTATGGTGCTTACCACCTTTACTACGGCGCATATAATACTTCACTTCCTGTTCAGTTCTTAAAAACATACTATAACTATTTATATTACATTCGGTTTGTAAAATAATAGATAAATAACTTTAACAGAGGGACAATAATGTCAACGATAGTAACTTTGACGGATTCAGCAAAGGAGCATATGACTACTATGCTTAAAGAAAACAGCAAACACGCAGTACGCCTAGCATTAAAAGGTGGTGGATGTGCTGGTTTCAAGTATGATTGGTCACTTGAAGATAAGGTTGCCGACGATGATGAAGTTGTTGATTTTGAACAAGGAAAGTTTATTGTAGATCCTGCTAGTGTGATGTACTTGTTAGGTTCAACTATAGATTATAAAAAAGAAGTGTTTGGTTCGTATTTTACTGTAACGAATCCAGGCTCAACATCAAGTTGCGGATGTGGCGAAAGCGTAGGATTTTAATAAATGACAAAACAAGTAATTAATATCGGTGTTGAAGGGAATGATGCTTCGGGTGATAGTATCAGAGATGCGTTTAAGAAAGCAAATGAAAACTTTACAGAACTTTATGCAATATTTGGTCAAGGTGGTGCTATTGGATTTACTGCATTATCAGACACCCCGTCAACATTAGGACAAAACAAAGTACCAGTAACTGATTCCGCAGGCTCGGCCATATTAATGAAAGACATTGTTGGTGGAGCAGGTATTGTAATCGACAATACATCTACTACGCAATTAAAAATTACAAATACAGGATCAAGTGTTGCACAAGATTTATCCCCAACATTAGGTGGACACTTAACAGGTGCTGGTTTATATGGTATTGGAAAAATTGCACCAGTATCAGATGCAACTGCAACTGCACTTGGAAACTTACACGCAACCGCAGTTACAATACACGATTTAGTTATAGACAAAAAATTTGCTGACCAAGAATATTACGTCAAAGGTGAAGCAATTAGAGTAAGAGATGAGCCTTCAACAGGATCTGGTTACACTCTAACAATTGGTAGTTTCGTTAACGGAAATCTAATTACAGTATCACATGGTTTTGATAATAGTGTTAATGGTACGCCATTCAGATATAATTCAACAGGCGCTGACGCAACTAATTTAAGTTCTGGTTTTACTTATTATGTAAGATTTATTAACAACACAACATTAAGTATCCACTCAACAGAAGTTGGTGCAAAAAATAACACTGCAAAAATTAATGCTAATGATGGAATATCAGGTATTCCAACAGGTACGCACACAATTACAGATGCTGAATATGATACTGCATTAACAGGACAATTTTTAGACAGCGAAGCACTTCCAAGAAAAGTTATCACTAGAAGAGATGGTGACACAATGACTGGTGCTTTGAACTTGCATGATCATCCAGGAGATTTAGCAGGCAAAGGTACTCCAAATTCCGCAGATGATTTACAGGCGGCTACAAAGTTTTACGTAGACAATTCTACGTTTAGTTCAACAGTTGATTTATTTGTTTCAACACAAGGTGATGATGCACAAACATTAACACCTGCAGGACAAGAAGGCAGAAGTATAAACTATGCCTACAAGTCAATTAACAAAGCGGCGGAAAAAGCACAAGAGATTATGTTCGCGGCACCTAAGGAGCCAGGTGCTTACACACAAACAATTACATTTAATGATGGTGCAAATAAATCTGCGGTAACAAGTGGAGCGATTGTATCAGCGAATCCATTGGCGGCACCGGCAGTTGCATTATTAACACCAAACAAAAATTTTGTACAGAAAGAAACTATTGGATTCTTAAATGCTACATATCCTGAATTAGTTTACAACCAAGCAAGGTGTAAATTAGATTTAGGATTAATTATTGAAGGAATGTTATTAGACATTCAAAATGATCAGAATGCCAACTTCCATGCAATACAATCAGGCGTAAGATATTTTAGTACAGTATCAGGGCAGATAGCAAGAACAACACAAAGAACACAAACACTGGCGGCACTTAATCATGCTGAAAGTGTAATTAAGACACACATCTTAACTAACACTCCGGTAACTGCATCTAGCACATATCAAAACAGATTTGGTGTTAGACAAAAAGATCATAGTTCAACAACTATCTCAATCAATGCAGGAGCAAACAGTTACGTTCACACTTATGTAAGTGGCGGTACTGTTGAATTTAATTCTGTTACACACAATATTACAGATGCAGTTTATGATAATGTTCAAGGATATGTAAAAATTACAACTGCTACTCCACACGGTGCATCACCTGGAGACATAGTTAGAGTACAAAACATAACATGGAATTGTTCATTAGGACAAAAAGTTTATCCAGAAGTTGTAACGCAAACAATAGATAACAGTCAAAGTGTTGATGGCACAGTAATAAGTTCATTTGGAAACAAATTTACAGTCATTGAAAACATTATTCAAAATGGATATAGTTCAATACCAACACTAGTAGAAGGTAGCACTTACAAACTTAAATTTACTTCTGGCGCAACTGCGGTTGACCAAGGTAAACTTAATAACGTAGATATATTACCTGGTAAGATGATTAGAGGTAAGACATCAGGTGCATTAGGAAGAATCGTAAAATACACAAGACAGGATACTGCTGGTAATGATGCAGTTGAGGTTGTATTAGAGGAACCACAAGTTTTCTCAGTAGGTGAAGAATTAGAATACGGAAACTTTACAAAGACAACACAGATAACAATACACGTAGAAACAGGACAGTACTATGAAGACTATCCAATCAAACTTCCTGCAAACTGTTCAATCAAAGGTTCAGACTTTAGACGTACAATTATTAGACCATTAAAACGTGTTTCACAATCACCTTGGAGAACAACTTACTTCTATAGAGATTATGAATTTGATGGATTAGAACTTATTCCAACAGGTAATCCAAATGCAATTAATTTATTGTCTGCAAACAAAGAATATGTAAAAGACGAAGCAGTGGCTTATGTTGATGCTCAGATTGCCACAAACGCAGGTATATGGGCAGGCTTTAATTATGAAAAAGCCAACTACGAAAGAGACGTAGGAAGACTAATGGATGCTTTACAACTTGATGTTAAGTATGGTGGTAATGCTTCTATAACTAAAAGGTCAACAAGTTATTGGATTGGTACAACAAGTACTCTAGCAGGTCCGCCAAATGAACAACAACAATTTGCGGCAATGATAGATTATGTTAAGATATTATTAAAAGATTATATTTTAACAAATACTGCTTTTTCAAGTTTACAAAGTGTTACAACTCAACAAATAGATTCAACTGCGGCAGAGGCAGGTGTTACGACATCTGTTAATACACTTTTAACAAATCATAGTGCAGTTATATTAAATGGTTTAAGTCAACTTGCGGCCTTAAATGATCCACGTTACGGTTTCCATTATCTAACAGATCCATCAAACAGTTCAAGCACAGCCAAAAACAATACAGAGATGGACGTATTCTTGATGAACGATGCAAACAGAATCATGAACGTATCTATACAAGGACATGGAGGTTTTGCACAGGTACTTGATCCAGAAGGACAAATTCTAATTAAATCACCATATGTACAGGTTGCATCTTCATTTAGTGCAAGTAAAAATGCAAAAGCATTTAGAGGTGGTATGTACATTGATGCCTTTGTTGCAAACTTACCAGCAACGGTTGTTAGCAAAACAGATGCATTTACACTTAACATTTCAAGTTCTTCAGGAACAGGATTATTTTTACGTAAACCGGAAACACCTGCACCATTCTATATTGATGGTGTAAGATATCAGATTGATGCAGTAATCAATTACAACGGTCCAGCGGGTACGGCAACACTATTATTGAATCCAACATCAAATAGCGGTAATGGTTTTGTATTACCTAATAATACAGACATTGTTATACAGACTGCTGGTAATAGAAGTATGTTGGCAAATGACTACACACAGGTTAACGATTTAGGTTATGGTATTGTTGTAAACAATGGTGCGTTGTCAGAACAGGTTTCAACATTTACATATTACAACCACGTTGCATATTACGTTAACAATGGTTCAAGTATTAGATCATTAAATGGATCAAACAGTAACGGTGACTTTGGACTTGTATCAGCAGGATCTGATCCGAACGAATTAGTTGACGAGATATCACTTGTTAAAAACATGGTACAGACTGCAAGGATCTATGACGATGGTTCAACCTTTGTAAACGCAATAAACAAAAACAAAGTTTACATATATGATTACACAGACTTACCACTAAACGTTTCAGAACTTGAAATAGATCATGGTGGATCAACAGGTATTGTAAGATATGAAGTAAACAGTATTCAAAGCACGACAGCACCAGGACAGTCAGCCACAAATGCAAGTAAGAGTGGAACTGTAATACAATTAAACATTGGTGGTAGTGATGGATTACAAGCGGCGTTAAGCAATGGCGATAAGGTAACAATCAGAGCATTACAAAACTTCCAGTTCGCAGATTTAATAGAAGACGCTCCAATTAGACCATCAACTGCAATCGTGTTTGATGAAAACGAAAAATTTACTTACAGAAGTATTGCGTTTGGTAAAACAGATAGTTTAGGTACACAGGTTCCTGCAGGAAATAGTATTGTAACATTTGACGCAAGTTTTGATTATGTTAGAATGATTGTTGCAAACACTGAAGCGGCATTAACAACTTATTCAGGAGCCGGCGGAGCATCACAGGGTGCGGCGGCAGGTGATGACGTAATTGCTATCGCAAAAATTAGTGAGCAAACTGATATTGACAGATTAAACAATGGTGATATGATATTTGCACACGCAGGTAAACTTCACCAAATCAACAACTACATTGACAGAGGAACATACGCAACAATAAGTATTTCTGATGTTGCTAACGGAGATGTTAGTGGTACTGGTCAAACAGGACTAGCGGCAAGTGTTGTACAGACTGCGGCCATAACTTTAAGAGCAGGATTGGCGGCTGGTGAAAATGCAACACTGACAGTAAGTATTTCTACTTGTAGAGCAACAGGACATGATTTCAACCAAATTGGTACAGGCGGATTTAACACTTCAAACTATCCAAGTGTAATTTACGGTGATCCACAAAGTCCTGTACAAGCAAATGAAGTTGACGAACGTGGCAAAGGTAGAGTATTCTATGTAAGTACAGACCAAAATGGATTCTTCCGTGTTGGTAGATTCTTTACAGTTGACCAAGGTACAGGTCAGGTTACATTCGCGGCAAGTATTGCCTTAAGTAACTTAGATGGTATTGGATTTAAACGTGGTGTTGTCATAACTGAATTCAGTTCAGACAGTTCAATGACTGACGAAGCATCAGACTCAGTTCCAACAGAAGAAGCAGTGGTTGGATACGTAAATGCAAGATTAGGCTTTGATAAAAATGGAGCGGCAGTAAGTCCATTAATAGGCCCAGGTGCACTTGCACTTGATGGTACTACTTCTCCAACTGCAACTATTAGTTTTGGTTCACAAAGATTATCTAACTTGAGTGATCCTGCTGTACCTAGTGACGCCGCAAACAAATCTTATGTAGATGCTAGAACACCGTTTGGTAATTCATTAATGTATGGTACTGGTACTAATGGTACTAGAGCAACAAATGATATAATTGTATGGACAGGAACAGAATGGGATACTGCAACACCAACAGGTACAGTAGGCTTCACATATGATGCTTCAAACAAAACCGTTGCAATGGATATCACAGATGGTAGCATTGAAAACGCAGATGTAAACACCAACGCACAAATATCTCAAAGCAAACTTGCTATGCAGGCCGCAGGTACTAGAGCAAATGCAACAGGTATTTCACAAGCGAACCTAGGACTTGCAAGTTTTGATTCAGCAACGTTTACATCAACAAGTGGTTGGATTGAAATTGATGCTGGTGGATTAAAATTAGATAGAATAAAAAATATTGCTGATAATCATATACTTGGTAGAAACGATGGTGATAGTTCCGCACTAGGACCAATTACTGCTATTCCTTTCTCAACTATCGTAAACACAGGTGGTGCGTTTACCACAAGTGGTCAAGCAGACAGAATTGTTAAAACACATACAGATGGATCCATTGATGGACAAATTATTAGAGTAGATGGATTCCCAACTATTGATACATCAAGTTCAACTGTAAACTTTAAAACTCCAGGCACTGGAACATTTATGAGTGCTATTGGATCGACTGATGCTACAACAACTGTATCATTCGCAGGAAGTATAGATATGGGAGCAGTTGGAGTAACAGAAAGTTACTTCCAGGCAAACTCAGGTTACAACAATACAAGCAGACTTGCTACTCCTTGGGTGCTTACAAACTTCATTGAAGCACAAACTGAAAAGGATCAACAAGGTACTGGTATTGGCTTAGGTGCAAACACAGGTTATAGCAACGCAGATGAGGTAGCACTTGTATCAGGTGGTACAACTGTTGCTAAAGCAGTTACAACAGGATTTAATCCAGGCGGACATCAAACACAAACATTAGGTACAAGTGGTACAGGTGAATGGTTAAGTGTTCATGCAGTTACGTTCAGTGGTCAAGCAAGTACGGCTCTTTATGCTGACTTGGCTGAGAACTACAAGGCAGATTCAGAATATGAAACTGGAACAGTATTGATATTCGGTGGCGAACAAGAAGTTACAACTACACAACTAAAAGATGATACAAGAGTAGCAGGGGTTGTTTCAGAAAATCCAGGTTACTTAATGAACAAAGGACTTGAAGGCGACAATGTTGTTGCACTTGCATTGCAAGGTAGAGTTCCTGTTAAGGTTGTTGGAATTGTTAAAAAAGGTGACTTACTTGTTGCGGCATCAACAAGAGGCTATGCAATTTCTAATAATAGAGCAGGCGTTGGTACAGTAATTGGTAAAGCAATTGGCACAAAAGACGATGCTGGAAAAGGTGTAGTTGAAGCAGTGGTGGGTAGAGTATAATGGCGCAAAAAAATATTAACATAGGTTCGAGTGCTAACAAAGGAGACGGTGATCCAATCAGAACGGCCTTTAGTAAAACCCAAGACAACTTTACAGATTTATACGCAAGAATAGTTATAGTTGAAGGACAGGTAGGTATCGCAAATCAAGGTGGTGCAACTATTTCACAGAGCATCATTGGAGATGTTATAGGTCAAGATTCAACTGTGATTATTGATTCTAACACAAACAATATAGTTGGTAGCACAATAACTGCTACAAGTTTTAGAGGGGATATAAATGGATCTGTCTTTGGAGACGATTCAAGTTTATTAGTTGATGCAGTAAATGGCACAATACCAGGTTACATTAAATTATCAACATTAAAATCAACAGTGGCGGCAAGTACGGATTTCGCTGACTTCAAGACAAGGATAGCGGCACTATAAGGATAAAGATATGGCAAACAGAATACCACTAATAGTAGATACAGGAGACGGCAATAAGATTAAAGAGTTGCCAATAGGTGATAATTTAAACTTAACTGGTTCTGGTATTGTAGGTGCTGGTAGTATTTCAGCAACAAGTTTAACTATTAATAATGTACCATATAATCCATTCAGTGGTGCTTATGCAGACCTTACAGGTAAACCTACTATCCCTGCAACTACAGATGATATTACAGAGGGTACAAAGAAATTTTACACAGATGAAAGGGTTGATGATAGAATATCAAATCTTTTCCAAGCAGGTTCAGGCATTACACTTCAATACAATGACGCAAGTAACTTGATGACAATATCCGCAACAGGCGGAGGAAGTGGTGGTTCAAGCACACTTGCAGGTTTGACAGATACAACTATCGTTGCACCAATATCGAATCAATATCTAAAATGGAACGGATCAGCATTTGTAAACTCAGGAATAGCATACACAGATATTTCAGGCACTCCTAATTTAGACAATGTTGCTACATCAGGAAGTTACTTAGATTTATCAAACAAACCAAGTATTCCAAATGACATTGGTGATTTAACAGACGTTGACACAACTTCTACTGCTCCAACTTCAGGACAAGTTTTAAAATGGAGTGGTACGCAATGGGCACCTGCAGATGATATTACATCAGGTGGCGGTGGACTAAATGCAGACACACTTGATGGTTTTGATAGCACATACTATCTTAACTTTAACAATTTAAATAACAAACCAACTTACGGTCAAAATGATTTAAATGATACAACAATAGGTGGTAATTTAGCGAACGGCCATTTATTACAGTACAATGGTACTGCTTGGGTCAACATAGACTTCCAACCTAATTTTAGTATTATACAAAATACACCAACAACACTTG